TTTTAAAAAGAGTTCTTATATAAATAATAGTGATACGCTCATAACGAGGTATCGTTTTATTAACTCGCTTATAAAAGGAGAAAACTATGACTAGACTATCTATATGGAACGATTTGCGTCCATTTTCAGTAGGTTTTGATGACCTATTCAACCACTTTAATAATACATTAGAGTATACGGTTAAACAACCAACATCATATCCACCTTACAACATTAACAAAGTAGATGATTTAAATTATCAAATTGAAATGGCACTTGCTGGTTTCAGTAAAAAAGATATTGAAATCAAATACTCTGACAATCAATTGACAATTAAGTCAGCTGATAATGATGATAAGAATGAAAAGGAAACTCTACATAGAGGTATTTCAAAAAGAAAATTTAGTAGATCATTTACTTTGTCGGAAGACATTAAAGTAAACGGTGCTGAATTGAAAGATGGAATGCTTTTAGTTGAGTTGGAAAAAATCGTACCAGAGGAAAAGAAACCTCGTACAATTGACATCAAGTAATTGATAATAGATAGGGGTGTTGCTTGACAACGCCCCTTAACTATGTTATTATAACTACAACAATTGAAAGAATTTATATTATGAAACCAGAAGAAAAATATAAACAAGGCAAAAGATTGATGTTAGATGCTTGTAATGAAAATAACTGGGGCGACCCTTTTTCATATGCAAGAGCAAAAGAGATTGATATTGCAATTGAATTAGGCCACAAAGTATCAGATACATTATCTGGCGCTGATGGTTATGATAAAGATGGTGGTGCAGAATATAAGTCTACCATTACAAAAACTATAAAAGGTACTTATAGTGGTATAAGTGTACACCCTACTTGGTCAGAACAAGTTGAATACTTAAAAAACGAAAAGATTGCAAAGTATAAAAATCATTACATTGCTCGTTTTGATAAAGGTAACATTGTTGAGGTTTGGAAATTAGATGGAGAAACTGTTTTAAATATTCTTTTACCAAAACTTGAAAAATCATATCATACTATATTAGAAAAGAAAGACCCACGATTAGGTGCATCATTGACACAGAAAGAAATATATGAAAATGGAATCAAGATACGATAAAAAAACTGATTTAGAATTACTCTCTACAATTGAAAGTGATTCTGTAGACCTAGTTCTAACTGACCCACCTTATATTATTTCTAAGGCGTCTGGTATGGACACATACAAAAAACATTTGAATGCTGGTGGTGAACACACTAAGCATCCAGACGGCTCAAAAAATCATTTAGCACTAACTACTGAATTTGGAAATTGGGATAAAAACTTTACCATAAAAGATTTAGAAAAATCTATAGATGAGTTTTATAGAATACTTAAACCAGGCGGTAGTTGTATTATATTTTTTGATATATGGAAAATAGAAACTTTAGCAAATTTGTTAAGTAAATTTTCCAAACATAGATTTATAGAATGGGTTAAGACAAATCCTGTTCCTATAAATCAACGAGCAACTTATCTATCAAATGCTAGAGAAATTGCTATTAGTTGTGTAAAGGGTGGTAAGGCAACATTCAATAGTAAGTATGATAATGGAATTTATGACAAATATCCAATTTATCATGGTAAAGATAGATTTCACCCTACACAAAAATCTTTACAATTATTTGAAGATTTGATTAAAAAACATTCCAATGAAGGTGATGTAGTAGTTGATCCTTATGTTGGTAGTGGCACTACAGCCTTAGCGGCTAAAAATACCAATAGAATTTATATATGTGGAGAACCTTCTGATGAATATTATCAAAAGGGGTATGATAGGTGCAAGTTGCTTGACAATGCCCCTTAACTATGTTATTATAACTTAAACAAAAAAACAAAGGTGAAATTTTTATTATGAAACTAAATACAAATACATTAAATATACTTAAAAACTTTTCTGAAATCAATACAAACATATTGATTAAACCAGGAAGTGAACTATCAACTATTTCTACTATGAGAAATATTTTTGCTAAGGCAACTATTACAGAATCATTTGAAAGTGAATTTGCAATCTATGACCTTAACGAATTTCTATCAGTAGTATCTAGTTTAAACAAACCAGATTTATCTTTACAAGATAAGTTTATGACTATTGCTTCAGACGGAAGTAAGTCAAAAGCAAAATACTTTTATTCTGATCCATCAGTAATTGTAGCACCAACTAAAGAAGTTAATATGCCAGAGGCAGATGTAACTTTTAGTTTATCAGAATCTAATCTTTCTGAATTAAAGAAGATGGCTGCAATACTTAAAACTCCTGACCTTGCGTTAGTAGGTGAAAAAGGTGGAAACACTATATTAAAAGTATGTGATAAGAAAAACGATACAGCAAACAACTTTGATATCATTGTTGGTGAAAACGCAACAGCAGATTATACTTTCTATTTCAAAGTAGAAAATATGAAAATGTTATCAGGTGATTATGATGTTTCTGTATCTTCTAAGTCTATATCATATTTTAAAAATACAAAACTCCCTATTGAATACTGGATTGCTCTTGAGCCAGACAGTACTATTACTAAGTAATTTTTATTATAACATGAACGGAGTGAAATATGAATACAGACTTTTTATGGGTCGAACAATATAGGCCAAAGACGATTGATGATTGTATACTACCAGAATCATTAAAAACATTATTCTCATCTTTTATTAAAAAGGGTGAGTTATCAAATCTTTTATTTTCAGGTACACCAGGCATAGGTAAGACCACAGTTGCAAAGGCATTGTGTGAACAATTAAACTGTGATTGGATTATGATTAATGGTTCCGAAGAAGGTGGCATTGATGTACTAAGAAATAAAATCAAAAACTTTGCTTCTACTGTATCACTATCTGGTGGTAAAAAAGTAGTCATACTTGATGAGGCAGATTATCTAAATCCACAATCAACACAACCTGCATTGAGAGGCTTCATTGAGGAGTTTCATGCGAATTGTAGATTTATTCTAACTTGTAATTTCAAGAATAGAATCATAGACCCCTTACATAGTAGATTTTCAAATATAGAATTTAGAATTAATCCCAAAGATAAACCTAAATTAGCAAGTAAGTTATTTGAAAGAGCAACCTTTATTCTTAAAGAACAGAATGTAACTTATGAAGAAAAGGTACTTGCAGAATTAATCAAGAAACATTTCCCAGACTTTAGAAAACTCATTAATGAATTACAAAGATATTCAGTAAGTGGTACTATTGATGCTGGTGTTCTTGTTAATGTATCTGATGAAAATTTAAAGACACTTTTAACTCATCTCAAAGGTAAAGAGTTTAGTGATATGAGAAAGTGGGTTGTCAATAATCTTGATAACGATCCAGTTAAAATCTTTAGAAAAATTTATGATAGTGTGTACGATAGTTTACAACCAGAGACTATACCTCATGCTGTTTTAATTATTGCTGATTATCAGTATAAATCTGCCTTTGTTGCAGATCAAGAAATTAACTTGGTGGCTTGTTTAACTGAACTTATGTCCCAGGTTAAATTCAAATGATAGGGAAATATCTTAAACACGATTTAATCGCTAAAGACTTTACATATTCTGAATGGTATCATTATAAAGATGTATCAAAGGCAGCAAATCAATTTGAGAGTGTTGTTTATTCAATTGTTTATAGTATAGATAAACCAACCGTGCCTCCTAACAAGTTTACAGATTCTACTTTTATTAAAATAGGAACTTCATCTGGTAAAGGTTTTGGTATGTCAGATGATAGTATGTCAAATAAACACAGGACTAAAAGAAGAAAACCAACAACTCAACCACAAGATAGGTGGGGCGACCATAAAGTTATTTTACAATTGGGCCCAGAAGCAAATCAAATTAAAAAAAACATAGGTAATTTAAAAGCAGCATGGGCACCTGTGTTTGAAAAATATGGATATGGACCTAAACTAACTAGAAATATTTGGGTTAGTTTTTTGATTCCTAATGAATCAATGAATTTTAGAGATTCTTCAATGCTGTGTGAGTGGATGGAAATAAATTCAATAAACGACCATATACAAAAATTTCAAGGTAGTGCTCCTATAGCAGATTTAAAATATCAAAGTATATCTGATAAAGAAAGAAGAGGATTATGTCTCGAAAAAGAAAGAGCATTTAAAACAAGAAGCACTAGATTTGCTAATGATGAAGATTATATAGATAAACTTACAAATAATTCTAAAAATTTTAGAGATAAACCATCAGACTTGACTTCCTTTTTAACTAAAAAAATAAAAAGGTTATCATAATGTACGAACTTAAAGAATACTTAAACTCCATAAACTTTACAAAGAAAGACTTAATGAAGTCCGAAGATAAAGAGTGGATTAAAAAGTATCCTGCTTTTATTGTAAACAAGATGTTATCTGCTTTTTCAGACACCATAATGCTAGTTAATGAAATGAATAGAAATCACTTCATTGATAAAGATATGCAGTTTCAATTTCTACTAAATAGTATTAGACCAAAGAAAAGGTTTAGTCCTTTTCTAAGAGCGAGTAAATTAAAAGAAATTGAGTGTGTAAAAGAGTATTATGGATATAGTAATGATAAGGCAAAGTCTGCTCTTGATATACTCACCAAAGGTCAAATTGATCTGATTAAAGAAAAATTATATAAAGGTGGGATAAAATGAATGAATTAAATGAAAGTTGGCATCCAGATGAGATGTTGGAAGTTCAACTAAAAGAACCAGATGATTTTTTAAAGGTTCGTGAAACACTAACTAGAATTGGTGTTGCCTCTAGAAAAGATAAAAAGCTATTTCAATCGTGTCATATACTACATAAACAAGGTAGATATTTCATAGTGCATTTTAAAGAACTATTTGCATTAGATGGTAAAGAATCAAATTTATCAGATAATGATATCGAAAGAAGGAATACAATTGCTCAACTATTAGCAGATTGGGGTTTGATTGCTATAATCAACTCATCAGTTGCTGAAAGTAAAGCACCTCTATCTCAAATAAAAGTTTTAGCATTTAAAGAAAAGAGTGAATGGGACTTACAAGCAAAATATAACATAGGTAAAAAAATTGACAATGAAAGCACCGAAGTTTAGAGAATTTATTTCCGAAGCAAAAGATAATCCTAATAAATTAAAAATATTAGTGTTATCTGATGAGCCTGAAAAATCTAAATTATTCCATACAGCAAAAAGAGTTTTAGATGAAGCACCTAAATTAGGTCATAAAGTCTATGTTGTTTTTATTGATGGAGCTTATATCAAAAATGAAGATGGTATAAAAACCATTCACAATGTTGGTGATGACAAAGGTTTTGTAATTGATGATATAAACACTATTGCAATAATACGAGGTTCAATTACAAGAAAAGACGCATGGTTAGACTTGTTATCACAACTAGAAAAGGCAGGTGTTTCTTGTATTAATAATAGAGCAACTGTAAATATTTGTGTTGACAAATATAGAACATTTTTAAGACTTGCTGATTACGGACTAACTCAACCCCAAACAGTTTTAGTACCAAACAAAGATGGTGTTGAAACTGCTGTTGAAAATCTAGGTACAGGTTATCCTATGATTATGAAAACTTTACGAGGTAGTAAAGGTGTTGGTGTTATCTTTATTGAAAGTGAAAGGTCTTTAGAATCTATTGTGCAACTAATCTATAAAGAAAATGATGAAGCAGAATTATTAATTCAAGAGTATATTGAAATGGATGGTGACATTCGTGTTTTAGTATTAGATGGTAAAGTTTTAGCGGCTATGAAAAGGGATGTTATTAAGGGGGATTTTAGAAGTAATTTTTCTCAAGGCGGTAAAGTAAAAGAATTTAAAATGACTGAATTAGAGGTTGAACAATCAATCTTGGCTGCTAAAGCAGTTAATGGTCATTATGTTGCTGTTGATTTTATACCATCAAAAAATAGAGAAAAAATACCACCATATGTTATTGAAGTTAATTCATCTCCAGGTACCGAAGGTATAGAAGAAGCAACTGGTAGAAATTTAATTAAAGAATTAATACAACACTTTGAAGATCCTAAAAAAAGATATAAAACACCAACAGAGATTGGACATAGAGAAGTGCTTGATATCAAACCATTTGGTGAAATTGAAGCAAAGTTCGATACAGGTAATTCAGCGAAAGCTGTTATTCATGCTGATAAAATGAAA